TTTCATAATTGCCTGTTGACGAATTGAATTTTAGAGGTGGGTAAGCAAACGGTAAATCTGCCTGGCTGCTGGCCGATATTGTGGCGGTAGTTGACGGTGCCCAGATATCATTTATTAGATCATAATACAACCAGAAACTAATTCCATTGTTGATGGCTAACAAAATATTTTCTTTTTCAGTTTCTGTAAATTCTGTTCTAAAAGGTGGCAGTGCCTTGATTGCTCGGTAATTTAGTTGCTGTTCATTCCCTAATTCTACTGGACCTACGTTAGCGTATGGATTTAGAGGATTTACTACTAATGGTATTCCATCTTGGTAAACACTAACAACCGATGTTGTATTTAGTGTAGTGTCATCCAGCACATCCATAAACTGAAGCAGGGACCCTTCTTTGATAAAGCCCCAGCCCTGATAAATGCCGGTCGCAGTTATATCGGTATTGAAATTGTTTACCAGGGCTACCGCATCATTATTTACTGTGTAAGAGCCAATTACTGTGGGTATGCCCGAGGGTGTTGATGATACAGTATATCTAAAAGTAGTAGGATTTACTACAGTAATATTATATGTTCCGTTATAGATAACTGGAGAGAATCCTGTGAATGTAAGAACTCTGCCGGTAACTAAATTATGCGGTTGAGTTGTAACTACAGTTACCAAAGGCCCGGAAAAAGTTACACTGGAAATTGCGACTGGAGAAACATTTTGATAGTTTACAAAATATCCTGTATCATTTTTATATTTTACCGGACTAGTCCTCCATAGTAACGGTAATCTTCTTAGTTCGTTAGATGTATCACCGGGTAAGCAGCCAATTTCTAATAAAGAATAACCAGTAGGTTTTGCTACACTGGGATTGACTCTAATTTTTTCTTCGAACTGTGGAAGATATTCGTCAAAGAAAAAGTTTGATACATACTTATTTTGTATAGTTTCTGTAATACTATTCAAAACTATTAGATCAATAGTAGCCTCATTAGATTGATCTTTGATTACTTCGGCGAGAACATTTTGGTTATCTCTGTATAAAGAGCCATCTTGCCCAAATATAATCAAGTCTCTGTGAAATCCTGTCGGGTCGTTTAGATCAATATATCGACTTTGACCACTATATGTTCTATTGATTGCTTGAAGTTTGGCTATCTGATTTCCATATACCAATGGTAAAACATTATAGTCGCTACCGTTGACCATACGAGATTGTGTGGAAAATACCTCAGGTGCACGCAATCTAATCTGATCGTTAGTTTCGGCTGCCGATGCGTTTGCCACTGTCTGCTCAAGACTAAAGGTAACTGTCAGATTGTACTGTTGCTGGTCGGCACCAATGTATGGTATTGTTATTTGTAGTGATTCAGCACTTTCTGGTCTGATAACTAAATCTTCATTAGCACTAACACGTACCCAAAATCTAAATAATCCAGTAGGTATATTTCCAAAGTTACCATCGGCAAATCTTACAGATACAGTGTTATTTGCACCAGAGATAACATCAAAGATATTTCTTATAGAATATTGTAAACTGTTGTATATAATATTTTCGCCTGCTAGTGCCGGTACCTTGACCCATTTGTTTATAACATTACCGTCTTGGTCAGTTTCTTGTACATAAACATCGGTCTGATTTATGTTGACAATATCAATTGGGAATATTCTATTAGGCACGGGAAATTCAAAATTTGTATCGATGTTGATCAAATTTCCTTGCTTGAAATATAGGAAAAATCCAGTATTTGCCGAGGCAAAACCTAAGCTATCGTTTCTGTACAAAAAGTTGAAGGACTCGTTTGGATCCGGATCTCTTTCAAATATTGTTTGATTATTGACAAAGTCCGGATTACAAATATCAATGGTATACTGTTGACCATTTACGCTTATAGTAACAGGATAAGTTACATTCAGTCTAAGTATATTATTCAGTTGATATAAGTCTGTAGGTATACTTCCTATATTGCCACTTTTTGTTGGTCTACCAAAAGGGTTTATTGGATTGAATGCTGCGTTACATATCTGAACAAACTGATCAAACCAGTCTGGATTATTTGGGTCGTTCCAAAATACTGTTGTGTCGTTGATATTTACGCCATTGGCGTCGACCAGTTGCTGATTAGTTTCTACTGAAGTTACTTTGAATAAACCGTTGGCTGCTAAATTTCTTTTAGGCACATAGTTGACCATTTGTGCCAATCTAATTACGCTTTCTCTTCTTTCGGCTGTATCAATAAAGTTTTCTCTACTATTTAGGTCAGTTCTAAATGCCAGGCTTGTACCAAAATATGCCAGTAATTCAATAATAGCAATAAACTCAGAACTTTCTACATAGTCGTTGAAATCTTCAGGATAGTATGTCTGTATATAATTGATAAGAGCCTGTTTTAGGGTATCGAAGTCATAAGCTGTGTAATCAATAAAAGAATAAGCTTTGAAGACTTTTTTGTAATCTTCGGCTGAAAATAAATTGCTGTGTCTTATAGATTCTGACATCAAAAGGACTCCTTATTCTGCAGAGTAAATCGAACATATAGGCTATCAGTTATTGACTCTGGTTTGAAAAGTAATTCCATGGCCACTGTAAGCGCCTGGTCTTCTTCAAACACATCAATCGAAACAAGCTCGACTCTGGGTTCATCGTTTACTACTCTTACAGCATCTTCAATAATAGCGTTTTTGGTATATTCATCAAACGGGTCAAATAAAAGCTCGTATATTCTTGTACCAAAATTTGGTAGCATAACTCTCGAACCCATAGGTGTGGCAAACTGATTGTTGATATCTCTCTTTATCAATTCAATATTGGTCAGGGAGTATGGTGGTATAGGCTGATCAACCGTATTGAAGCCAACAAAGTAAGGAACTCTGTTTATAACTTTTTTTTGAACAAACCCTCTTGGTGTAATTGCCATATAATACCTTTTTGTTATTTATCAAAAAAATTATATGGGGATTTATTTCAAAAATATTTTTTTAGCCCCGAGTCATAATTTCCACGATACATAGTCATAACTCTGGTTGAGTCAGGCCTGGTCGACCCAGCCTTTTTATAGCTTAGATGATACCAAGCTAAACCACTACGTTCACTATGTTCAAAAATAAACTGATCGTAATTGAGATTGTCTCTAAACCAAGGTGCATTCTGCCAATACATATCGTAGGTCCATCCCGGGAATTGTATATCTACAGCTTCCCCTGTCATATGTTGGCTAACATTCGGTGGCTTGACTGAGTCTTGATTTCTAATAGCAGAGTTTATTCTAAAATATCCAAATTTATTATAAATTGGTTCCAATAATTTTTGTGATAGATTTTGTAGATTGCAAAATCTTGTTTGTTTAGACAGTGGGCCAGTATTTGTCGTAATATCAGTTAGTGGATTTGGGAATAAGCATCCGCGTTGTTCATTTAGTGCTTTGTTAGTATAACCCACTGTAAAGTTTCTTAGTATAAAATGATCGCTCATCGGCACGTCGTAATCGGCCCCGTCCCATATAGTGCAACCAATTTCTCCTCCCGGGCTTGGTGGTGGAGGTTTATCGTTTGTAGACTTTGCTGGTAATGGGCTTGGCGGTGGCAGTGTTGTCTGAACTGGCAATTTTTCTTGAATACCAGAAACATTTTTATCATTGTTTCCCAGGGCAATATAGGATTCGTATTCATCGGCAGTAGGATCTGACTGATCTGTGCCTACAGTTTTTATCAATTCTTGTGCATTTTCAAATGGGTTAGTTGATAGGGTAACACCCCCTACCACAATTGTTGGTGCTGTGCAGGGCATATCTTACCTATTTTTTATCGCATTTATTCGGGTCGACATTTTGAGAAATCATAGTTATGATATTTGTACCACGACGACCAACCTGTGTGAACCACCGACTATCTCTCAGCGCCAGACCGGCAGCGTTATAGTCCTGATTTTTCATTGCTGAGAGAAACATTTTGAATTTACCAAGACCGGCCTTACCTAAGTTATAACAGAGATCGGCACAGGCTCGTTTTCTAACATCGCTAAGTTCTCCCCAGAGATCAATGCCTAACAATTGTTGAGCACCCTTGATAGCACTTACCGAGTCTTGCTCGTACCATTGATCAATTTGTTCTTTTGGTATAGGAGCACCTAACGGGTACATAGAAGTTTCGTTTGGCTCTCTTAGCAAGTGGCCAATTCCGCCAGTGAGTAGATTTTCACTGTCCAAGTAAGATGTATTTTTATATCCCTCGTGTATAACAAGCTGACATTTCAGTGCGTCGACATTTATATCTTTAGATACAACACTATCTACGGGAGATTCTGCCGGTACTGATTTATTGTTAGTACCAGGTGTTGTAGATACTGGTGGCTGACGAGCATTGTTATTTCCTGCGCCGCCAGATCCCAAGTAGGTCTTGTCTTGATTGGTTGACTGAGGAGTGTATCCCGATATGCTGCCAAAGCTAAATGTTTCGTGCTCGGGACAAGGCTCATATGTTGGTAATCTTGTAATTGTGGTTTGTACGGATTCTGACTCTCGCTTGAATTTATCTTCGGGCTGAAATGGGTCCCAGTCGTTGAGATCAAAAAATTCAGCCGGCGGTAAATTCCTCATTGCTATATAAATCTTGCTGTTATTTTTTACAATAAATCCAATATTATAAGGTCTGTAAGGCTGCCAATCAGGATACTGTATTGGATCTTTCCAAATAGCCAAAATATTTATTTTTTCAACCATTGATTTTATTTCGGCCGCTCTGGCCGAAAGTGCTGATTGTACTGGATCAGTTGGAATTGGATCTGAAGTAGTGGGTGTAATAGCTCCGCCGCTATAAGCACCGCCAATGGGAGACTCATCGAAGACTACAGTGGCTGAGCTCATACTATTTGATTCTGTTGATACTGCCTTGATGGATTGTACTTCTAACGATTCCATTACAACACCTGTGCCAATTTCGACACTTGTAGCATCTATACTAGTTTTATCGCCAGATGTCATAATGATTTCATTTGTAGCATTTAGACTGATATTGTTTTCGGTGCAGAAACTAATATTGTTGTCGGCTACTACAGATAACTTACCATTAGTACCCACCCTAATATCGGCCTTGGCTGCCAAATCAAAAGCAGCTTCTGTAGTAAGCTTGATACCCATTTTACTTGCTATATCTATACCGCCCCTTTCGGTAGTTAGGGCTGTGGCATTTCCAACAGCAAAGTTTAGATTATTATCTTTGACTGTAATATAGGCATTGCTTTTTGTAGTGCTATGCCAGTCGTTTAGTGCTTGCATGACAATATTACCGCCCTGGCCCTGACCTTCCCCGACATATTTCCAATAGGGGATATCTGACATTTTTGGTATGTTATTTACATCATATGTAAAGGTCGTTGTGCTCTCGGTAGTATCCATTGCTGCTTTTATAAAGACATTTTGGCCTGCCTCGATGTTTACATTTCTATCGGCACGAATATTGAAATCTCTTTGAGCCCTCATTGAAATATTACTAGCACCAAAAATATCTACATTTCCTTTTTGATCCATCTGTACCCAGGCTGTGCCATCTCGATTTATTAGATAAACGAAACCGTTAGTTTCGTCTATCCGGATTTGGGCACCAGTTTTAGTAGCCAATTGTATATACTCGGTACCAATGCCATCGTCCATTACAAACGAGGATCCACCTTTTCTTCTTATATTTTCGGGCTTGTCTTCAG